CGTCATATCTTAATCCAACATAATCTTCACCCAATTCCAAAGTATAATGTAAAACATTGTAGCCTAATCTAACAGCATGTGCTCCTAAAGCAACTAATGTCCATGATTTTCCTCCTCCTGGGTTACCAAATATCAACCCAAAATCTCCACCACCTAATCCTCCTTGCAATAAATCATTTATACTACCCCAAGGTGTAGATATGAATTTTCTATTGTTTTCTCTATATCTAGTTTCAATATCTTTACTATATTCATGGCCTAAATTTTTATCATTGCCTGCTTTCATAGCATTTTCAATCATAAATTTTATTGAATCATAATCTCCAGCTTTTAATAAATCTACTGAGGAAAGCAATGCTTGTTTTAATTGTTGATTTTTACAAAAAGCCGAGAATTCCTCCATAACATACTTTAAGTCGTTGTCACTGGATATGTATGCTTCTCTTAATTGTTCTTGGATTGATAGTTGTAGAACTTCATTTTCAATTTTTTTAACTTCAACCTTTAGGATATCTAATGAGGGAACAGTATGATATTTGTCATAATATTTAAGTATTTCCTTTATAATCCATTTGTGGGATTGATTTGGAAAATCATCCTCATTTAGGATATCATATATATTTGTTAGGAATTCTTTATGTGTTAAAAGTGCGGATAGTACTTTAACTTGAAAACCTGCGCCGTATTCTTCAATTGTTCGTAATGTCATAACTTATTTTTTTGAAACTAATTTTAAAAAATTTTCTCTTAACCAGAAATCTAAATTTCTAATCATCCCCCCCAATTCATCTTCATTGTATAAATTTGTAAATACCTCGGGAAGATAATTTAAATCTTTAGATTCTACAAATTCACTTAAAAATGTTTTGTCATTTTCATCCATCATTGGATTGCTCAAATCCATTATTTTATAATTCTTTTCTAATTCATTTACCTCTTGAATTATCCGAGCATATATAATATGGTCTTTGAATTTCTTCTCACAAATATCTAAAATGTCTTGCCATGAAACATCTCTAGTACTTAATTCGGGGAAGAGTTTATGTAATTTTTTCTCTCCTAACCCTTTAACTCCTACTATTTTATCAGAACTATCTCCTAACAAGGTTTTATAAATAATAAAATTTTGAGGAGACATTTTATACTTATTTTGAAAATATTCTTTAGTGTAGAATCGCTTCTCCATAGGTCTATAAACTACAACTTGGTCGCTTACCAATTGAAGGAAATCCTTATCACTGGAGACTATGATTGCCTTATCACCGGGTTGTTTTAACGCTTTATGGCTTAAATATGCGATAATATCATCCGCTTCTACCTTATCTATCGATACAGTTTTAACAGGTAAGGTTTTTAAATATTGAATGATTCTTACCATTTGGTCTACTTTAGCATCATGCTCTTCTTCTACATTATCAAATGCCCCCCAATTGGTAATTTTTTGATTTTCTCTACCTGATTTATACTCTGGAATGATGTTTTTTCTATTCATTGAAGAACCAGCCCCATCAAATACCATATAGACTTGATGGGGTTGGATTTGTCGTATTAATGCTCCTAAGGATCTAAAAAAACCACCTAACCCTCCAATATGTACCCCTTTTGGGTTAACCATCTGTAGTACTGCGAAGTTTCTAAAAAATAAATTTAATCCATCTATTAGTAGGATTCTTTCACCTTTAAGCATATCGGTGTCATTCTCCTGATCTTCATTCAGGAGGGCTAATAATTCTTTCTTTCTCATAGTTTATTCTGGTTCTTCTGTGTAAGAGGATATATCATTGTATTCATGATCTTCCTCAACAATTTGGAAATTACCTCCACCCAAAATCTTTCTCCAAGCATCTGTGTTTTGGGTTTTGTAGTCCTTAAGTTCCTTATCAGTATCATTGATAAAACCGTGGGGTGTCATAACTATTCTACCCCTTGTGGTAACTCCATTAATGTGATTTTTATCAATTTGTAAGTTAACACGTTTAGCAAATTCTACCTGCTTGCCATCCTTAATTGCTTTAATCTTAGATGTTCCAGCGTTTGAAATATTACCAAATGTAACTACAAAAGTTGAATCAAACCACATAGCAAATCCACCCTTATTCATCAATTTAGGTTTACCCATTGGAGATTCTGCTTTGGCGGTCCATACCTTATTAATGCAAACCAATGTATTAGTATGCTTTGAGGATTCCTTTCTAGATAATGTAATTCTTTGGTTAACATTATTTCCAAATTGGGTGGACATTGCACCTGCATTCCATTCGTTGTTGTTTTTATTTGATTTAATGGACATTTCACAAGGTACTGATCCTATTGAATCCCATAGGAATAATAAATCATAAGGTAAATTACCTTTCTTTTGTTCATCAATTAAATCTAAAATAAACACAGCTACATCTTCAATTGTATGAATAGTTTCTCTATCAACATAGATAAAATTACCATCATAATCTACAACTTCACCTGTTTCTTTATCAACAACTTCATTAACTTCCATTCCCATCATCTTAGCATGATCCCAAGACCATTTCATTTCTGTAATGATGAAAACGGGCATGATTTGTCTCTTTTGGGCAGCAACTGCAGCTTCTAAAAGCGCAGTTGTTTTTCCCGTATCTGAGTGTCCTCTAAGTAGAACAATATGTCCCATTGGTATTCCAGGAACTGATGTTACATCTTGGAATGCTTTTGAAAGCGGTATCCATTCTTGATCTTTAAACTTAACGTTTTGTTTAAGTCCTTTTTTTTGTTTAAAAGAATTTAGGTCAAATTTAGATTTTATTTCTTTGGAGACTGCCTCCTGTAGTGTTTTCTTTTTTGCCATACTCTTCTATTTAAAATGGTAAATCATCATTGTCACTATTATCATCTGAGAATAATGTATCGAATTCGTTTGCTTTAGAAGTTGGTTTTTTACCTTGAGTACTTAAATCAAAATTATTTGAAGTTGATTTTTCTTTATCATCCTCAAATCCTACAGGTTTTTCAGAAGTGATTTCACCTTCATCCCCCTCTTCTTCGGAGATGAATTTTTGTAATTCTTCTTTTAATTTATCGTAAGTGTATTTAAATCTTTCTTCTAGTAATGAAGGTTGAGTAGCTAACCATTCTTTAACAGTTGTAGCATCTTCACTTAAAGGAGTAGTTTTGGGTTTTGGTCTTAAACTTAAGTTAAATCCTAACCTATCTTGAACTTTAGTAGCATTAACTACAAAATCATGTCCTGAAGCAACATCAGTAAAATCACCATAATCCTCATCATCTGCAATTGATAGTAATTCCATATAAAGTGTTCTACTAAATTCAAATAATCTAACTCCTTTATCTTCTTCCCCTCTAACAATTACAGGAGCAAATATTCTCAATTTTGGAGATAATTTTTTAGCTAATCTCCAATTTTCAGGCTCAGATGTTTTTCTTAATTTAGCTGTAAAATCAACAACAGGATCATCTTCTCCCCAATTTGTTAAAGCCATAATTGGAAATTTTCCAATTCCATAATGCATCATAACCTCGTGGAAGGGATCATTAGTAACCTTGTGTTGAGAGGGAACAAATCTAATTTGATATTTTCCTTCCTCTCTAGGTTTCCAATAAATTAATGTGTAATCTTTTTTTTCTTTGTTTTGCGAGTTTGATGATTTGTTTAAGGTGCTCAATCTCGACTTAATAGCGTTTAAATCCATTTTTTTATAAGTTTTAATAATTAATACGGGGTAAATATAATGAAGGGGAATGCGGTAGCCAAATTATAATTCAATTATTTTATGAATTTTTGTATTTAGCTGTTTTAACTCATTGTGTTGAGTTAATAAAACACAGTTTTTGTAGTGTTGCCAATCTATAGGGAATTTAGTATCTACTACTCCACCATTTAGGCTTTTAATTAGCTCGTTTAGAGCATTTATAGTATATAAAGTATTTGTTTCTTTTTTTCTATGAACTAAAATTGTATTTTCAGGTATATCTTGAACATTACCCTGATCTACATTGTAAGTAACAACATACTCATCATTGCTCTTAATGTAAAGAACAAACATCTTATTATACATTATAGAATATCGGGAGGTTAATTCCTTTATTAACCCATCAATTCCTTCCAATGTAGTGAAGGTACAAAATAATTTGTTATTCAAGTCTCCTATATTTAGTGGGTTTTCAAAATCGTATTTCTCCCCATAAATATTGTTAACA